GGTGAAACAATATACCTTTCTGGAATATCAACAACACAATTTACTCCGTTTAATGGACTTCAACAGGTAAAAGTTCTTACTAGGTCTGTTGGATTGGCTACTGATCTTGCAAATGTAGGTACTACTGGGGTTACCACTTATATTAGTGTAACTGATACCTTTGGATTTGATCAAGATGATATTATTGGTATAGGAACCGAATCAATGAGAGTTATAGGTATTGATGAACAATACTCTAGACTTCTTGTTAAGAGAGAGTTCTATGTTGGTATGGCTGCAACACATAGAGCTGGAACTGATAATGTCATTTTAAAACCCACTAAGTTCTCCTTTGAAGTAGGTAATGAGGATATCACATACCTATCACAAAAGAATTATTACACATATTTTGATCCAAAAAATTCTGTTGGTGTTGGATCTACTGGATCCCATTATGATATAATCTCCACTGGATTGAATACTAGTGGAAACTATTCAATAGAGAATAGATTTGTTCCTGAAAAATCCATTTATATGCCTAATGGACATGTTTATACAACAGGTCAGGAATTAACTTATGATGTTGGATATGCTGGAACTGGACTTGTTTGGACTAAAACATCTGTTGGAGCAACAACTGGTATAGGAACAGTAATTTTAGAAACAGGATCTACTGTTTATGCTGTAAATCTTGGTAGAGATCGTATTGGATTATCTACTGTTGGATTCCCCACTGCTGCTGATGCGGTATATTTCTATAATCTTGCAAACAATATTGGATTTGGACATTCACTTCTTACTAATTTCCCTAAAGTTACTTCTACAATAGAAAGATATTATGGACTGATAACCACTAAAACTAATCACAATTTGACTAGTGGTGATGTAATTACTATTGATGCAATACCTGTTGCAACAGAAACAGTTTCTTTAAGGTATGATCCAGTACTTGCTAAAATAACTACTGAAAAAGTATCTTTCGATAATAATGATTTTAGTTCAGATTTAACTCAAATTGCAATTAATAATCCATCATTCCAAAGTGGTGATAAAGTTGTATATTATTCAGGCGGAAATGCTATAAATGGACTAATTGATAATGAAACATATTTTGTTCTAAGGGAAGATGTTAGTTCAATAAAATTATGCAAACATAGAAAAGATGTAGATAATGCTACGACAGTTAATATTACAAGTGTTGCAGTTGGTTCATACCATATTGCTAAGATTAATCCAGCACTTAATTTCACTACTGGTAATATTATTACTTTTGATGTTTCCGATCAAACTCTTCTTGATATGAGATTGGACTTCTTTGAAGATATTGGTTTTGTTAATAGATTGGATGTAAATGGTGATGCTGATAGTGGATTTAATGTAAGTCGAAGTGGTGTTCCTGGCACTCCTAATGCTACTGTTAGTCTTAGATCAAGTACTAATTATCCAAGAAAGAGTTATTATAATTTGACTCCTGTTGTTCCTTCTGATGACAGAAAATTATATGGTATATCTGATACTGAAGTTACTGGTAGAAATAACATAACTTTTGATAAGATAGTTATTAAGGCAGAACATAGTGTTCTTAGAAAGAGTGATAAGGAATTTACATTCAACTTAAAGTCTAAACCAACAGAACCTCAGATGTATGTTTCTAGGGTTGGTGTTAGTACAATAACTTATAGAACTGACTCTCCTACAGCTAGAGGACCAATTGCTAAAACTAAGGTCAATTTCCCTGGCAAAGGATATAGGGTATTACCTAAAGTTATTGGTTTTGCTAGTACTCAAGGTAAGGACGGTATAGTTAAAGTTTCTTCTCCAGAAATAGGTGAAATTGATAATCTCGAAAGAGTAAAAGATGGATTTGATTATCCAACTGATCCAACTTTATTACCATTCCTAAGCGTCCCTGCAATTGTAGATATTAATGGAATTGCAAGGATTGACGAAGTTGGTGTAACAACAGGTGGTAAGAATTACACTCAACCACCAACTCTTACTGTTCGTGGTAATGATAATGTTAGGATTGCTGCTCATGTTATTGGTGGATCTGTTGATAGAGTAGAGGTTATTGAAAATGCTTATGAATTTAATGAACCATTAAGTATCATTACTACTAAGAACTCTAATGGTTATGATATTGATAATATTACACATTCTGGTACTGATGTAACTGTAGAACTTCTTCTTGATCCACAATTCAACAAACCAGTAACAACTGGGTATGCTTCTACTATTATCTCATTCCCATTTGCTATTGGAGACTCTGTTTTTGTTGAAGGATGTAGAATAACACCAGATTCAATAACACAGGGAGAAGGTAACTTTAATTCCGCAGATTATGACTATGGGTTCTTCTCAGTAACAGGTGTTAATACTACAAATTATACTATTACTTACAGTATGGCTGATGTTGCAGGTATTTCAACTGTAACTCTTGGTAAATATGATGATGACTTTACTCTAGGTTCTATCGTCAATTACAAAGACATGGCTGTCTTTGATATGAAGTTGATTGATGATGGAAAGTATGTTTCTGGTGAAAGAGTAACTGCTACTAAGTTTGAAGGTTATGTTGCAGAAAATGGTTGGAATCCAAGATTAAATCAGTTAAGACTTAGAGATACAGTAGGAACACTTAAAGCAGGTGATACCTTAACTGGTGAAGTATCCGAATTGCAAGGAAATGTAAGAGACGTAACCAAATTTAAGGTTAAGACTAAACTTGGAGTTACTAGAAATAAAGTATCCAAGAACGATATGAATTTTGGTATTCTTAACGATTTCAGTCAAAGAGTATCAGATAACTTCTATTATCAGAAGTTCTCATATTCAATTAAGAGTGATCTTCCTTATAATCAGTGGAAAGAATCTGTAAGATCTATTCTACATCCATCTGGATTCCTTGAATTCTCAGATTTAAGAATTACCAGTGATCCTAAGAAAGATGCAGATGCATTAAATTTAGTAAGTGTTGGAATTGCAAAATCCAACAATATGAAGGTTAAACCAGCAGATCAAAAAATTGATCTCATAATCAATATTGATAATGATGTATTCTTAGGTAATAAACAGAATTTCTGTATGGTAACTGAGGATGACGCTTTACCCGATGGATCTGTACAAAGAATATTTTTCCCAGAAGGAAGACCAATTAAGAGTTATATTCTTAATAAGACCAATAAAGTTCTTAAGTTAGATGATATTTCTCAAGGATTTAATGGTGCTCACGATAGAACTGGTACTTTACAAGGAAATACTGTATTTGATTTGAAATCTGATAATAAACCAGTATTTAAAGTATCATATGGTGCTTCAGATTCCAGTGCTGTTAATTTAACTAATAATGCACTTAGTATTCAAGGACATAATTTCCAATCTGGTCAAGAGTTAATTCTTGACAAACAGGGTGGAGATGGTATTGGTATTGGTACTACATCTCACGCAACAGGGACTAAGGACATTGTTATGTCTGTTGTTACCTCTGGTACTGGATCTAGTGCCATGTATGAGAATGGTTATAACGTTCAAATCCCAGGCCCTGTAACTGGTGTTGCTGTTACTTCAAATCCAATAGTTGTCTATAGATGGTATGGATTTGGTAGTCCTGATGGCGGTTTGCCTGGAATTACTACTGGAAATGGTACTGGAGCAAGATTCCAAGTTAAATTTGATTATGATCAAACAAGTGGTGTTGCGATATCCACTGCTGTTGTATTGATTAAAGGTGGTACTGGATATGATGTTGGTGATACTGTAAGTATTGCTGGAACACATCTAGGTGGTGCAAATCCAGCAAATAATCTTACATTCCCAGTTACTGCCGTTACAGGAACAAGGACTGGTATTTTAACAACATATTATAACCTACCATCTACCAATAATGGATCTGGTAGTGGTGCAACATTTGATGTTACTAGAGATGCTAATTTGGATGTAACTGGTGTAAATGTTGTTCAAGGTGGAACTGGATATGCAGTTACCAATAGAATTTCTATTGCTGGAACATATATTGGAGGTGCTACACCTGCGGATGATTTGTATATGACTCCAATTGAACTTGGTACTACAGTAATGCCTGACACGGTATTTGCACAGAAGATTGATGATGTGACATTTAGATTATCTGGATTATCAACTTCATTACCAATGGACTTTACGGGATTTGGTACTGGAACACATGTTCTTAAGTATGCTGATCCTAAGTTGAATGCTATTATTATGATTGATAATATTATTCAGACTCCAATTAAGAATAAAAAACTTACTGTTGGAGTTGGATCTCAAGTATCTGCTACTGATCAGGGTATTGTTATTTCTAGTGGAATTAGTTCCTTATCAAGAAATGATGTTATTCAAATTGATGATGAATTGATGAAGGTAAAATCAATTGGTGACACTTCATTCGTTAAGGCGAGATATGCAAATGCATTGAAAGAAGTTGATAATAATTTCTATTATGATACCAATAGATTTAATTCAACGGTTACTCGTATGGGAACAACATTAGCATCTCATGATGACAACCCTCCATATTAACTATAAATAAAGAAAAACCACTTGTAAGTAATGGCTAGGCAAGGTATAAACACTGGTTCGGCGCCCAATGATGGGACAGGGGATACCCTGTTAGCTGGAACATTGAAAATTAATTCCAACTTTGAAGAAGTATATTCTGTCTTTGGAGATGGAGCAAACTTAATCAGTTTTGTATCTTATGCTAATACCGCTGGATACTCTACAAATTGTGGTATTGCAACGACTTCGACATATGCTAATATTGCTGGAAAGGTAGATACTTCAATTGATATTAACACTACTGGTGTTATAACTTCTAGTTATGCTGATGTTGGTAAAATTACAATACAACAGCCTGGTGCAATTGCTGATGGTCCTATAGAGATTGGTTATGCTACAACCATGTTTAGGATTAAATCCGATGGTATGGTGGGCATAGGAACATCACTTCCTACATCTCAGTTACAAGTTGCTTCATATTCAAATGAAAGACCAACAATATGGGCTATAACAAAGGGTAATGCACATGGTTTTCAAGTTTCATCTAATGAGTTAGCCACACCATCAGAAAGTTTTGTTGTTACTGCTGGAGCATATTGTGGTATAGGATCTACAGCTCCCTCATCCAGATTGGATGTTAGAGGTGATGTACAAATCAATGGTATTAGTACTTTTAGTGGTACATCTCACTTAGATGGAGATATTACTGAAAAAGTAGTAGGTAAATGGACAGATGGACTGACAGCTGTTGGTGGCACTTTAACTATAGACGTTTCTCAGGGGTCTGTTCTTCTTGGTGGTTTAACAACATCAGTTATAACTTGGGATTTCACTAATGTAACTGCGTTAAATAGTAAGGCTACTACGATTACTCTGATTAACAACGCAGGGGTTGGTGCTACTTATGGTGATGCAGTTAAAGTGAATAGTATTCCTGTTGCTGGTGGTATTCATTGGGTTGGTGGAAATCCACCTCCTTCAACGAGTAACGATGATATTCTAACGTTTAGTATTATACGAGATAGTACTGGATCTGCAAGAGTATATTGCAGTAGTTCTCTTAACATTCTTTGATAGGACGTAATAAATGCCAAGGACTACGCCTGGATCTGGAGCTCTCTTAAGGCCTTATTTTAATTCCGATTACGGAATAGAAAAAATTGAGGTGCTGGATGGTGGTGTTGGATACGCCAAGACTGATCCTCCAAAAGTTGAAATAGACGGTACAATGACACCTGTAACGGAAGGTGTGTTTTATCCTGCCATTTCTGGCGTTGGTACTATTGCAGAAATTGTAATATTTAAGAGTGGTTTAGGATATTATCCAGTTTTCAGTACTACAACTGCTTCTGATGTTGTTGTTGAACGTGGAGCTTTTGGTTCAATAGCAACTAGTCATACTGTAGGAACTGGAAACTCTGTATATACTGGCGATTATAATATTGTTGAAGATAAGATATATTTCACAGATGCACCATATGGTAAAGCTGGTCCTACTGGATTGGAGACTGGATCTACATTTGCTGGAAGATTGTTCTCCAGAAAAATGGATCCTTATGATGAGAAAGACAAGAATGTAATATTAGATGACCTTTCTCTTGAATTTACGGGTGTTGCTGGAACACAGTTTAATTTAACAGAAAATTTAGGTATAGTAACAGCACTTTATAATGATGTCAATACTGGTGTTGATATTAATAATAATCCTTTTGTATTAATAAACAACGTTGTACAAACGCCTGGTGCTGATTTTGAGGTTGTTGATACTTCAGAAAACAAGATTAATTTCTTAAGTGGAGTACCTAGAGCAGGACGAATTGTAAAAGTAGGTCTTCAAACTGGTTCTGGATATTATTATCCATTAAAAGCATCTGGTAGAGTTGGTGTTGGTACAACTGGTTCCATAGAATTCACTAAAGTTACAGGTAAGGGACAGGCATATAGAGCAATTCCTGAGATTAAAGTTAGATCATCTCAGGGTTATGGAGCAAGTGTAACTGCTTTACTGGGTACTAATGCTGGTACTACTGTTGGTATTACTACAGCGGTTTATAATCAAATAACAGGAATTGCTACATTTACAACTGCTGCAGCTCATGGATTTGATATAGATGATAGGATAAGAATTACTGGAGCTGGATTTACCTTTACTCCATTATCTGCTACTAGAAATATTTCTTATTTTGGATATGATTATCTAACTGGTATTGCAAGTATAAGGGCAACTGGTGGTCATTATATTGGAACAGGTACTAACCAATCAAGAAGTGTCATAGTTGCTGGTGTTGATATAACCAATGGTATTACCACATATAGGTTTAGGGAAGATGCTTATCCGATTGTAAGTAATGATAATGCAAATGAAGTAAAAGTAATGGCTGGTCCTTCAACAATGCCATTGACATACGTTGCTGGTGGTACAGTTAAAGCTGGTGTTGATACTTCTATTCTTGAAGGTAAGAATGTAGTTGGATTTGATGTTCTTGGAGTAACTACCAATACCTTTAAGTGTTTTGTTGGTCTTTCTAGTTTTGGACTTAATTATGTAACTGGTGGTGTAGTAGAGAGAACAGAAGCTGGTATTATTACAGCATTTTCTATTACTGATGGAGGAACTGGATATTATACACCAAAAACAATCGCATATCTGGATGGAACTCCTTCAGATGGAATTACAACAATTACTGCTCATGGTGATGAACTTGGGATAAGTACTGCAATTGCAAATGTTTGGTATAATCCATCTACAGGTATTGCTACAATACAAGCTCAATATGCACATGGATTAACAGTCAATAATGCAGTTAGATTAGCTGGTATTGCATTTAGTACTCCTATTGGAGATATTACATTCCCAAGTGATGCAAGAAAAGTTTTTGGTGTAACAAAGGTTGAAAATAACATCAATTTCCAAGTGAATATTGGTGCTGGAATGACAACTCTTGGAATACATACTCACCAACAAGGTATTGGTTCTTATGTTCCATTAGAGGGTCATGGATTATCAACTAATGACTTTATTGAACCAACAGGAACTGCGGTTACATTTGGAAGTAGTCCAGCTGTAGAAGTTACTAGAGTTGTATATGATAATGTCTCTGGTATGGCAACGGTTCTTACTAAAAAGAATCACAATTTAAAAGATGATGATTGTGTTGTCTTTAGTGGAATTGCATTTACTTGTGACTATTCTCCTAGACTTAATTTAAGTAACGCTGAGTACGATAATACAACAGGTGTGATGACGGTTACTACCGCTGCACCTCATGGGTTTAAAGTTGGTAAAGATGTTGTATTAACTGGTATTGGAATGACCTGCGAAATAGATGCAGGTGTTGGAACACATTATTATCCAAGAAGACAATCAAGTACATATAATGCTTCAGTACCTATTGTTGGTGTAACTACAAATACAGTTATAGCTCAAGTTGGTTATGCTCCTCCTCAAGATCAATTCGCACATACATTTGTAAGTGGAAAGTCTGGTGGTTTGGTTCAGGGTGGTGATTATGCACACACATTTGTTAAATCAAATGATGGGGCTGTAAGAACTGGTGGTGACTTTGCACACGAGTTTGTTACTTCTACATCAAACGCAATATTCAGAGGAGGTGCATATACACATCGTTATGTAAGTTCTTTAGATGAAACAATCATAGTTGGTGGTGCATATAACCATACATTTGTTGCTGGTTCTGAGAATACTAATTGTATTTCTGTTGTTGGTGGTAGTAACACAACTCCAACTGCTGCTGATTACAATCCTCTTACAGGAGACTTAGTACTGACAGTTAATGGTCATGGATTATCTGGTCCTTCTGTACATTCAGTCACTACATCTCGTTATAATGCAGTTGTTGGTATATTGACTATAACTGTTCCTAGTCATGGATTCCTTAATGGTGATACCATTAAAGTTCTTGACAATTCTATAGGATTTAAGTGTTCAATGGATGGATATGGATCCACTCACACATATCCTAGATCAACTGATCCAATAAGTGATCAATGGGTTGCAATTGGAAATACAACTGTTAATACTTTTGAGATTAATGTAGGAACATCACCAATAGTTAATCGTACAGTAACAGACGCTCAATATACACCTTCCACTGGTATCATGACAATGACCATTGGAAATCATGATTTACTTCAAGGAAATAGTATCAAAATTGCTGCTAATTCATTAAACTTTAAGTGTGAAATGGATGGAAAGCAGTCCATTAAAACATATCCAAGAACATCAGATCCAGTATATGATACTGCTGTTCCTATAACTGGTGTTGGAGCAACAACTATTAGTGTTAATGTTGGTATTACTACAATAGTCAAACGTACTCCAGTATTTGTTCATTATACTCCTTCTGTCGGTATTATGACAGTTGTTTTGGATACAACTAATCATGGTATTACTGTTGGTGACTCTATTAGGTTTAAGGAAGGTTCTTTAGCATTTACTTGTTTAAAAGATGCTAATACTACAGTTCATTTCTATCCAAGACCTACAGACCCATACTACAATAAAGCTGTACCTGTAACTGGTGTTGCTGGTACTATGTTCACTGTTAATATTGGTCAAACTTCTGCTGGAAACTTTACACATACATTTGTTACCAATCAAGGTGTTACTAATGATGCAGTAATTGTTGGTGGTGATTATTTACATGAATTTACAGGAGTTTCAACAGATGCAGTAATTACTGGTGGTAATTATGCACATACCTTTGAAAGTGCAACAACTGGTGGATTATTAAGGACTGTACAGAAAATTGGAATTGATTCTGGTTCTCTAATATTCAAGTGTGCTAAAGATGGATTCGCTACAGAACATGCATATCCAAGAGAGACTGATCCTGTTTATGGACAGAACGTAGGAATTACAACTATATCTACAAATACTTTCACTGTAAGAGTTGGTGTAACTACTCTAGCTAAGAGATCTATATCAACCTCTACCTATGACCCTCTAACAGGTGATTTAGTACTTACAGTTGGATCTGGTCATACTTACACTTCAACCTCTTCACACACGATCACAACCGCTACATATACACCTTCTACTGGTGTATTAGAACCTACAATTGCTTCTCATGGGTTTAAGAGTGGTGAATATGTTAAATTTGATGATGGAGCAATTACATTTAAGTGTGCTGAAGATGGTGGATCTACAAACCATCCATATCCTCGTCCATCTGATCCTTTTAGCAATCAGTGGTTATCAATTTACAATGTAGGAGTTAATACATTCTCTGTATTTGTTGGAGTATCTACAAACACTACTGCACATACATTTGTTACTGGTGCTGCTGGTGGAGTAAAGAAAGCATCAGATACTATTGGAATCAATACTGGATCTCTAACATTTACATGTTCTAGAGACGAACATAGATCATTACATTCTTATCCTAGACCAACTGATCCTTATGGTGGAAACTTAAGTGTTGGTATTGGATCAACATCTGCAACTACTATTACAGTAAATGTTGGAGTATCTACGATACAAACTCATGCAATTACAACTTCTACATATACTCCTTCAACTGGAGAACTTGTAATTGAATCTCCAAGAATTGGAGAGGTATTAAAGGCTGCAGATTACTATACCGTTGATTATGCTACTTACAATGGAGCAACTGGTATTATTACATGTACTGTACCCAATCACCAATTTACTACAGGTGACAGAGTAAGATTTGCACCAGATTCTATAAGATTCTCATGTACTATGGATGGTAAAAAATCCACTCATAGCTACCCAAGATCTACAGACCCAGTTGCATCTAAATGGGTTCCTGTTTTTGACACAACAGAAAATACCTTTAGCTGTAGAGTTGGTATTTCTAGTATTATACCTTATAGTCCTAGTGGAGGATCATATGATCCAGCTACTGGACTTCTTACTTTAACTATTGGATCACACAAGGTTAGAAAAGGACAGAGTGTTAAATTAAAAACTCGTGCTTTTAAATTTACTTGTGCTAAAGATGCTCATTTAACTAATCATTTCTATCCTAGAGCAACTGCATTGAAGGGCCCTGACCCTGCATATAACACTGCCGTTAAAGTTGTTTCTACCTCTGCTACTGGTATTACTATTGATGTTGGTACATCTTCCAACTTATCTGAACATACATTTATTTCAGCAAGTGCAGGTTCTGTTTATGTTGGTGGAGATTATGACCATGTATTCTATAATGCAGATACTGATGGATTAGCGAAGGCAAATGGAACATTAGGCATCTCTACAGATGGAATGACATTTACATGTGCTCAAGATGCTCATGCAACAAATCACACATATCCTAGAACTGGATATGCTCATACATTTGTTAGTGCCAATCCAGGCGCTATAGTTCTTGGTGGTGATTATCCTCATCAATTCCATAGTGCATTGCCAGGAGCATTAGAGTTTGGTGGTGATTTTGCACATACTTACGTCACTTCATTAGCTGGTGCTGCATTTACTGGTGGTGATTATGCTCACCAATTCCAGTCTACATTCGCTACCACGGATGCAGTCCATAAAGGTTCTTGGACAGGAACTAAATTTACTCCAACAGGTGTAACATATGCCCCTGCTACAGGTAATCTAGTACTAACGTTCGGCTCTGCTCATGGTCTTCTTGCTGGTACTGATACTGTTGGAATTAAGACTGAATCTTTAACATTTACTTGTGCTAGAGATGGATTCGTTACTCCTAAGTCATATCCTCGTAGTACAGACCCTATTCATGGATTAACTAACGTTGCGATTGCAGCAACTACAGTAGATACTATTACCATTAATGTTGGTGTTTCTACTATCGTAACAACAAACATTTCTACCGCTACTTACATTCCATCTACGGGTGTTCTAACGATAACTGTTCCATCTGGTCACGGTTTATCAACTACAACTCCAGGCGGAATTGGAATTGCAACGGGTGGTATAACATTTACTTGTGCAAGAGATAATCATAATACAGAACATCCGTATCCACGTACAACGGATCCATATCATAAGAAGGAGATGACAATAACTGGAGTAACTGCAACAACAATTTCGGCTCAGGTTGGTGTATCTACTCTACAATATGCTGGTGTCACAACTGCTGTATATGATGGTGTAACTGGTGTTATGACAATGACTGTTGATCCAGCAACAGTAGTTCTTGCATCCGCAAGTCAGAATAAGATCGGAATAGTTACAAGTGGTATATCATTTAAGTGCGGAAAAGATAATTTCGTTAGTGATCATCCATATCCACGTACAACTGACCCATATAATGCAAAAGTAATTTCCATTGCATCTACAACCACAAATACTATTACTGTTAATGTTGGTACTGCTGGATCTGTATTAAATGTTTCTGCTGCTGATTACACAGGAATAACTGGAATATTAACCTTAACATCTGCTAATCATAGACTTGTTACTGGAGATAATATTGGTATTGCTACTAATTCTTTGATATTTACTTGTGCTAAGGATGGTCATGCTAGTACCCACCCTTATCCTCGAAATACTGATAGGATTAATGGAAAGAATGTTGCAATTGCGGCCACTACAGATAATACAATAACATTAAATGTTGGTAAGGCAGTTAATACTGGAGATCCTATTGATAATCAAGAAATAGGAATCAAGACTCATAGTGATAATTCTATTACACTCCATATTGGTGTATCTACAATAAGACCAGTTAATGTTACTAATGCAACTTATACTCCAACAACTGGATGGGTTGAATTAACAACTGATGATGCACATGGAATAGATTATAGTAGAAGTATTGGAATTACTACCAATTCTCTAATATACACTTGTGCAATGGATGATAATTCTACAGAACATGCATATCCACGTACAAGTGATCCAGCTCATAATGCAAAATTAGTTGTTGATGGATCTTTACCAAATACATTGAAAGTAAATGTAGGAACAACAACTAACAAACCATACACTGCTACAGCTGCATCTTATAATGAAGTTGTGGGTGTTATGACAATGACAGTTGGTGCTGGTCATAGTTTCACTAATGGAACAAACTTTAAGTTTGAACAAGGTGCTTTAACATTTACTTGTACTAGAGATGGTAATGTTCAAGCACATGCATATCCTAAGAAAGGAGATCCTTGGTTTGATGGCACTCAGGTAACTAGAGTCATCAATAATACTAAGGTAGAAATGAACGTTGGTGTATCTACTGTACCAACATTCTATAAGACTGGTGGAACGATTCAAGGTGCTATTGTTGCTCCTAGACTTGTTAATAATTCAGCAAGTGGATCTGACTATGCTTCTGGGGGAACATTTGTAGATAAGATTATTTCTGCAAATGAATATGTTGTTAATGTAGGTATATCAACTTGTGTTCACCACTATAATAGAGGTGGTCAGATGTTCCACGGTAAGAGAATAACATCTTCTACTGGTGATGGATATTCTGGAGTGGATGTTATAGAAAGAATAGATGGTGGTAGTTTTAGAGTCAATCTTGGTGTAACTACTGAATACGCTAACTTTAAGAGAGGTGGTAGAGTTGATAAACCAATATTCTTAGATGTAACAGAACCAGATCCATACTTTAACAGAGATCTAGAATACGTTTCTGGTGCAACAGGAATCGGAACAAATGCTGTAGCTAATGTACGTGTTAATGTTAATGGTCGTATTGGTCAATTTGATTTGACCGAAGAAGGTGTTGGATATAAAGTTACTGATGAATTGACAATTTCTGGACTATCAACTGATCCAAGAGTTGGTATTCTTACTGCTTTCCAATTAGAAGTAACAGAATTAGACAATGATAAGTTCTCATCCTTCTATATGGGACAGTTCATTCTGTTTGATAACATTGCCACATACTTTAATGGAATACGTACTAAATTCACTTTATCTGTTACTACTGGTGGAACTACTGAAATCCTAAGTCTTAAGACTTTGCCTGGTAGTGATATGGATGTTACTAATAATATCTTTATCTACATTAACGATATTCTACAGGATCCTCAATTCGCTTACACCTTTAAAGGCAGTAGAGTCATCTTTACAGAACCTCCTAAGCCAGGTTCTAAGTGTTCTGTCTTCTACTTTAGAGGATCTAAGAGAGATGTTGAAACAGTAGAACCACCATTAACTGTTAAGGCTGGTGATATTGTTCAAATTAAAGAGAATAGACTTGATATAATGGATGTTGATCAGTTCCCAAGAACTGGTAAGAGAATTGTTGCTTCTGATGTTTTAGAAACTTTTGCATATGATAGTATTGGTATTAATACTGATCAACTTGCTGAAAGACCATTAACATGGGAGAAACAGAAGAGGGATAAGGTTGTTTCTGGTGTTTTAATATCTAAAGCTAGACCAAGTTTGAAGGCAAAAGTTCTACCTACAACTAGGATTATTAAAAACGTTGGTAGTAGTGATAATGTTATCTGGGTTAATAATGCATATCCAGTATTCTCTGATATTGACTTACTAACACAGTCTGAAAGAAATGCACAGATCTTTGAAGATTATGATATTGAACCTGGCATTGTAACATCTATTGTTTCTACTTCATCTAGTATTTCATCACTAACAATTAGTTACGGTGGTACTGGTTACCAGTATGTTTCTAATCCAGTAATATCCATATCAAACTCAACTATTAAGAAGAGGGATATTATTAAGGATTGGAAGTTTGATGATGTAATAACTGGTGTAAGTGATAC